CTGGCATTCATCCAAGCTCAATTATCAAATTTGATGGCCAGCATACAACCGTAGGTGGATCACCAGCAGAAGCCATTACCGTAACAGGTGCATTGTCCACTGATCGTGCATTTGTGCAGATGGTAGATAATGGCACAAATAACACAACCGTGCTTGAAGCAGCCGTTACATCAAATACCCTGACCGTCACATTCAGTGGTGATCCAGGTAACGATGCAATCATCAATTACATGCTTATCAGAACAGCTACCTAATCAACATATGGAGGATGCCAACATGGCCGAGAACTACGGAAGTGCAGATGGTGTAAACGGACAAGTCGAGAATGAATCGTATTGCATGAAGAAATCATGGAATGCTCGCAATGTCGATGAAATGACAAATGCAATGGGTTATCATGAAGCATCTGATCTTGCAAATACGCCAAAAGCTCCTACTGTCATGAAAGGTGAAAAGCGCAACATGCAGCTTGAACCAAACATGCCAAAAGCGAACATGAATGATCGCAAAGGTAGTGCATATTAATTTCACGTAAGGTTCCCCCGTCTTATGGCGGGGTTTTTTTTACAAGGAAATAATGCAAAGTGATACCGCACGAATATTTCATGAAAGTAAAATCCTACTTTAATGGTGATGATAAGCGGGCATGGGATTGGTTTCAGCAAATTAATCCTGCGCTTGGTATGTTTTCACCTATCAATATGCTCAAACTCGGAAAATCCAGTGAAGTTAAAGTCTTGATTGAAAAGGAGATGCCAACATGCCGTTAGTTAAAGGAAAAGCTGCAAAAAGTAAAAAAGGATTTTCAGAAAATGTGAAGCGTGAAATGGCCGCAGGAAAGAGTCAAAAACAAAGCGTGGCCATCGCATATTCGGAAGCGGGTGAAAAAAAATCCAAACCAAAAGGAAAGAAAAAATGACCGATGAAATCACGGTATTAAGAGAAAGTCTTGTCAATGGATTAAGACAAAAATATATTGAATTTTGCACTAATCTTCATGCATTGCCATTCAATAAAAATGAACCTGCACTTTTGATTAATTATCATTTATTGGATAACGCATATTTCGCTATAGAAAGACTTGTCATGACAATGCCAGTTTCAATTCCATCAGCCGATGAAACACCACCAGAAAATCCTGATTCATAAGAATCAGGATTATGTTGTTTCGTAAAATCCCATTATGATTGCTGCTTTTGTTCCAGAAGCAGTCCATCCAGCTTCGTTATTTGAAAGCTTGACCGTAATGGCAGAAGAAGTTGCCTTGACAACCCAGTTCGCGGTGAATACTGATGCTGAATTATTTTCAGCGTTAATCAGTCCACCTTCACTTGCCACATTGACGGAAGTAGCTGGTAGTCCCATAATTCCAAAATTAGCGCCATTACTTGTACCTGTTACGCTGATATTAAAAAACAGGGTTTTTCCTATTTTTTTGGTTCGCGCGTAGTTAACAGTGGCACTCGTTAATCCATTGAATGTTATCGATCCAGAAATATCTGTCCAGGCTATATCAGCAAGATTAGCCACGGTATATGCTGTGCAATTGCCAAGATTTCCAGATTGGGGCGTACCAAGAATTGGTGTAGTAAGCGCAAAATTAGTTGCAGACATACCAGATGGCAGTGTAGAGGATATACTTGGCACACCGCCAGCAGACGTAACCAATACGCCATTATTGCCTGTAGCAAGTCCGGAAACCGCAGCTCCAGTTGAGGCATACCATGCAAGCTGGTTAATCAAACCGGAATTAACTGTGCCTGATCCTGATACACTCTGCATCGTAGGTAATGCACCTGGACCATTTGAGGTTAAAACCTCCCCGATATTTCCAAGCCCAGCAATCGATTGTAATGCTCCGGTTGCAGTAGTGCCACCGCAAATCACGGCAAAAGCAGTAAAGGTTGTCTTGCCAGTACCGCCAAATGGAACGGTAATCGTTGAACCTTCCCATGTTCCTGCGGTAATTGTGCCAAGCGTGGTAATACTCGTCGAGCCTGCATATGTGCCAGATGCTACCTGATCAAGCACTGCGCTCCATGCTTCAATGTCAGATCCTATTTCCAAGCCAAGATTAGTACGTGCCGCACCAGCATTGGGAATATCCGAAAGATTATCGGCGCTAATCAGGAAGGTGGAAGTGGGAATAACCGTAGGGACTGCGGTACTTCCAGTAACGTTTGCCCATAGGCTGTTCGCGGCAATCGGAGCGAAACTTATCGTGCCAGTGGAAGTAATCGTGCCACCAGTCAAGCCAGTGCCAGTTGCGACTGCGCTAACTGCACCACCACCTCCGGTTGTAAGCTGCACCCATGCCACACCATTCCAGTATTCATACTGTCCAAATGTGGTATTGAATCCAAGCAACCCGGTATAGGGAATGGATGGTCTTGTCGTTGTCATCCATGAAAGGAATCTTTCCTGACGACTATTTACACCAGCCGCAAGACCTACTGTTTGCAAGGTAGAATTCGTTGTGCTTCCTTGCGCAAACTGACTAAATTTTACCGTTGTGACCATGGTACGCTCCGTGTACTCAGGTTATATTTTACCCTGGAATAGCCAGTAACGATAACCCAACAAAGGCAGTCGTATCAGAAGTTTTCAGGGAAATAACATCTCCGCCATTCACAAATTTTGGTTCAATCGGTCTGAATTCAATATTGCCAGATGTAGTATTAGTGCCAGCGCTTGGTACAGTCGCGGCTACTTTATAGCCAACAAAAATATTCGCAGCGGCATTGAATGTCACTATCATGCGATATTTCTGCGAACTAACTCCAGGTACTGTATATGTTTGCGCAGTATTCGCAGCGAGCGCAAATTGGGCGCAGGTATCGCTGAATGGTTTCGCATGATCAAAATTATCGGTATATCCAGTCATGTTATAAACTCTCCATGTTAAGTTCCAAGTCTTGCATCAACCGTATATTGCACAACCAGACGTGAATTTGCTGATGCAACATTTGTATTTAATCTTACCGTAAAAGCTGTGTCAGAAGGCGATACTGTATCAGCATCAAGATCAGCACCAGCTGTCGCATTATGAACTTTTCCAGCCGTTCCAGTTTGTGATGAATAAAATGTGACGGTGTAATTATCCGAACGCATGTTATTGAAACGTTCGCTGTAATAAATAAAAGGCGCAACATATGCAGCAGTTGTGATAATGCTCGTTCCACCAACTTGAGTTGTTGTTGCTGGCAAATCACCTTTATCATAAGTCTTGCGATAGTAATATTGGCAATCAGCAAGCGCTTCGTTATAGGTCTGAGGATGAGCGTCAGCAGCAAACTGGCACGGAATAAGCGATATCTTGTCGAACACAATAAAATCGCCCATGTTGACTGCAAGCCTATCCATCGTATAAATCACAATACCCAATGTCATGGTAGCGGCAGAATCATCAGGCAAAAGCATATTGTCAAAAGAGAATCCATTGAATAAATCTTCAAGACTATATTCAGGATCATTTTCTGGCACAATGGCTGTCCATCCAGCAGCAAAAACAGGATCGCCACCTAATGTCCAGCTTACTATTGGCTCAGCTGCTCCAATGGTTGATGGTAATGTTGTTCGCCATATCAGGCGCATTTTCAGGCCAACCATAGTATTGACTGATGTATGAAGTCTTGCTTGCACAAGCGTTGAAACAATATTGCTCCAGAAAGGTCTTATCGTAGCGGGATCAATATAATTAATCAGGGCAAAACGTGTATTGGTTGATACCGCTGTTGGCTGCACTTGCAAGCCAAAACGATCAGCAGCCGCTGCCTGACCCGTTGAAAGATTATTGGCAGTTTCCTGATACAAGATTGTTTGATCAGCAATATAAACTGTTTGCGAAGTTTGAGCAGTAATTGCAACAGAATTGAACTGGAATGGATTCAGTGAAAAATCCCATCCTGCCAGTAATGACTTTCTTGGCTTCGTAATCAGATCATCTTTATATAAATGAAACAGATGATCAGTCATGCGTTCTTCCGTGATTTGCTGGAAACTTGGCAATGGTGCAACTGTTGGGTCATCCAAAGGCGTTGATTGACCAACAACCATAACATCTGAAATATCCATACTACCTGCGGCTGGCAATGCGATTTCAATATTCACAAAACTGATATTATTCAGATTGGAATTAGTTGATTGACCAAGATTTACGGCGGCGGAAAATGTTTTATAAACGCCCGTCGGAACAGTGACATTGTTAATCACTGGAACTGGTGTGCCAGGTGATTCCGGTACGTAGTTCATGCTAACCAATACAGGTGCGCTATGAGCCATGGCAACGAATGACATTGCAACTGCACCATTAGTCCAGATGCCACCATTCAGGTTAAACACTTGCCGTAGCGTTGCTGATGTCCAGCCAGCATTATCAATTCTTAAGGCATAGGCCGGAACTGGATTGCCTGGAATATTCTGATCAGCCGACCAGATAATTTGTGTCAGCGTGGTTGTACCAGCGCCAATCAATTGCAATTCCCAGCCTGGTGCAATCTGATATGTTCCAGCGCTGGAAATTGTCATGACAGGTTCACTCTGACCGGGTGGCTGGCTGAATGATACCTGCGAGAATGTAGGATTACTGATCTGATTTTCATTGGTAAGGATGGAAGTTTCCGTGATAATGCTCTGGCCTTCATCTGGCACGAAATCATTTATTTCATAAATAAGCGGATCAAACTGGCTATTGCCTTGTCTGATTTCAATTCGGTAAACCAGATTAGGATCGAAATATAAATTATCCGGTAATGTTCCATTTGGAAAAAATTGGATAACATCACCAGTCCATACCGTTTGGCCTTGTGGGTCACGAAAAACATTCTGCGGAATATATGGCAAAGTGTTCGTTAAAAAGAATGCGTAAAATTGATCATTGAGTGGTGCGCCTGTCAGATCAGGCAGATACCAGATTGGATTCGGTGCGCGTACGAATGACATTATAAAAATCCTCCGCTTATAACTTTTCTGGAAATCCTGTAAACATTTTTTCCAATCTTATATAACTTTTTCAGACGTGTAGTAGAGGAAAATTCATTTTTCTTATTATTGGAAATCTCACGTTTTAATCGTTTTATATCCATACCCAATTTGTGTTTTTGTTTCAATGTAATATTAGCTTCATTGAAAGTTTTTCTTATTTCTGTCAAATGCTGATTTAATTTTTCATTATGTTCACGCAAATATCCTATTTCACTTTCCGCTTCCTGAATTTTTAATTCAAGATCTTCTTTGCTCTTTATTCTTTCATTGGTAAGTTTTTCATGTTCCTTTAATTGCGCATTTATTTCATTTTGTCTGGCGGTTGATTCCTTTCGCACAGATGGCAATTCTGTTTTAGATTCCGCGTGTCTTTTTTTGATATCCTTGATCTGGCCTTTGGCATTTTCCATCATGCCATGCGCCTGATTGCGAATATCAACCAATTTGGCAACATGCGGATCAAGTTTCATGAATTCACGCATTAATTCATTTGGATTATGTACTGATGCTGGACTTACATCATATCGCTGACCAATGACATGCTTAACTGCTTGCGAGTCAGACATGATGTTATTACGGATAATTTCAAGCCCTGAACCTTTCTTTCCACCACGTAATGCACTTAACATATCCTTTGGCAAACGTTCGTTTTCCATGATTGACCAATATAATGGTTCTTTATATAGCGGAATGATTTCATTACGCCATCTTACTGGTGTTTTCTTAAGACGATCATATACATCTTCTGGTAAACTTTTCTCAAGAATTGAATCCATTTCTTTTAGTTTTTCACTGGCTTCATCACCGCGTTTTTTCCATGTAACATGTTCATCTTCTGTACGGCCAATCTTGTATGCTTTACGATATGCTTCTCGCATATAATCATTAACTGATTTATACATTGAAACAAAATCACCAGCAGGAATAATTTCCCTATTTTTTGCAGAAATTAATTTATCGGCAGCCGCTTTAATTTCCTTGGTATTCACATCGCCACCGCTTTCTGAAATAAGCTTATTAAAATCAGCAGTAAGTTCTTTTACTTTATGTGTGTTATCTATAACTACATTTTCATTTTCCAAATCAGATTTTATCGTGTCATATTCACCGCTAAGTTCTTCTCGATTAGCCTCAAGCTTTCCTTTTGCTATTCGCGCAGCGCGAACATCATGAGAAGCTCCGGTATCAAGATATTTGCCAAGTTCTGCTTCAGATTGATTGGCTGTTTTCTCAACTTCACCAAAATGCCTTTCAGCCGCAACGATATTTTGTTTAAGCCTGTTCACGCCTTCTTCTGCCAGTTTTACTTTTTCAATATGTTCCTCTCCGGCAACTGGTTTTTCAGGAAGTTCAGGTAATTGTTTAAGATCAGTTTGCAAACGATCAGATTCATTTCTTAAATCATCAATTTTCTTAGTCTGTTCATTTAATTTAAATTCCATTCTGTTTGCATTAGCCATATTGAGATTTTTCTCAGCTTCGGCGACAGTTTCCCTATGAACTTCTTTTTGCTCCATTGCTTTTGTTTGTAATGCTTCATGCTGTTCAGTTTTTCCACCAAGTTCAGCCTCTCTGGCTAAAATATCAGCTTCTTTGATTGGTTCTTTTCCGATAATTTCTTCACCAATTATGCCTGGCAATTTTTCCATGAATTCTGGTGTTTGTTTTGCAATATTACCAATTTCTTTAGCTACTATCGGAGCAAACTTGCCAACAGGTTTTGCGCCTGATAAACCAATTGGCACATTCTGGAATAAACCACGCAAATATTTATCTGCAGCGTTTGGATTTTCGCCAATCATCTGATTGATTGTAGATTCCAATTCTGGTACTTGTGGGATGACTGAACTAATTTGTTCAGCCAGTTTTGGATCAGCCATTTTCAAGTGAGCCAAATATGTTGGTAAATCATGCGGAATATTCATCAAGCCACGTCCAGCATTGGCAAGACCACCTAATTCATTTTTTAATGCACGTAAAGGATGAAATGTTTTCTGCGCAATCGCACCGCCTGCGCCTTCCTTGATTGACTTTCCTGCACCTGATATCAGGTTGCCAATATCTTCTGCAAGAATAGGTGCGCTTTTTGAAACCTGCTTTGCAACATTGAATGGATAATAATTAGTTATGTCAGTGGCATTTCCAAATGCTTCCATAGCCATATCGCGTAAAGATGATTTTTTTGGCTCATCATCTGCCAATAAATTAATTGGTTTTGATATTGATTCAGTATCATCAGCCAAAAGATTAACGGGCATTAGATTAACCCCTTTGCTTTTAATCTTTTCATGACTTCTTCACGAGAATATCCAGTTTCTTGCATTGTATGAAGAATATTTTTTTCGGTTACATGATTTTTTGTTACATTTACATTTCCATTTGCTGTTCCGGCTGCTGATTTTTCATCATCCATTTTTAATGGGTATGGATGCCCTGTCATTGCTTCATACAATGCTACCGCATCTTGTACGTCTGATTCGGTATCTTCTATTAATCCACGGACATGACCAAGATTGCTTGGCGTATCTTTCCAATCACTAGCCTTCATTTTTTCTGCCCATTGTAATGCTCGCGCACCACCCATTTTGCTTCCTAATTTAGCAATTCCTGCCTGAACATCTCCGGCACGTGTATTAAAAGTTCCTAAATCCTCTCCACCCATACCAGCTTTATTCATTAACCATGGAAGTTTTCCAGTCAGATTTTTATTAGCAACTAACATTTCTTCCATTTTTCTACTTTTATTTATCAAGCTCCTACCTGCTTGTACTTGTTGAATGAGTTTCATTGCCTCTGATCTTTCCTGCGCAGATAATTTTTTCCCCCCATTAGCTTCATTATTTTGAAGCGCAAGCCTTCCATGATGATAATTCTTAAGTTCAGATAGCTTTTCATGTTCAAGCTGATTGGTTAAATTCATCTTTTCACGTTCAAATTCCTTGGTCGCTTCGAATTGTTTCTGATCTTGCGCAAGCGTATTTTCTTTAGCCAATGTATTAGCGCGTCTGGTCTTGATGTTTTCCATATAATCCATCACGTCCTTATAGACGTCTTTATGCAAGCCAGTCAGTGGAATCTGATCAATTAATGACATTGTTTTATCCTCCCATCTGACTTTGCATAAGCAGTTTTGAAAGCAAAGCTATCTGGTTGCCAAATTGTTCGCCTGCCGCATTCTGCTGACCAAACTTAAGTCCAGCCATGTTTCCGCCAACATCCAGAGCTTCTTTACCAAGATTTCCAGCAGTTGCTGCACCTTTGCCGTAGATATCCTGCCCTACTCCGATTCCAGATAAGAATTTCTGCATAAGGTCAGCAAGAAAAGTATCTCGATCCTTGTTCATGATATCCGAGGAAGATTGCTGAATATTATTCAGCGCAGCACTGCTACCACCAAGTCCCATCTGACTTGCTGTATCCAGACCGCTTGCCTTCGCATTTTCCATGGATCGCTTTGCATATGGCGAGGTTTGATATTGCTCCATCCACTTGCCAAGCAAATCAGCGGGATTAAGCAATTGATTCTGTGCGCCGGTAAGAATAGGTAATTGTGCATTTCCAGCTTCCATATAAGGTTTCTGGAAATTCATGGATTGTTCCCAGAATTTTTTCATCTGATGAGCAGCGTCCTTGTATCCCTCGCTGGGATCAAGGAAATCAAGCGGAGCTTTGGCTATATTACCAAGCCGATCAAATATACCCATTTCATTAGCCTCCTGGCCGATTTATACGGGAATCCATATCCCGCAATCTTTCTTCAATCATATCAAAATTGCTGTTTAGCGTCTCGACCAGCTTATTCAGGGATTGAGTCAGATAAGCAATGGGCGATGTATCCACCGTGGTTAGCGTAGGTGTGAGTGATCCAGCAGCCGCCATGATCGTTTGAAGATCATAATTCACGGTATCAACAAGATTCGAAAACCATTGATCCATGAATTGCAATTCAACTTCCTGAACATTAGTAAGCTCCGCCACTCGTCCTCCTTGTGAGCATGATTCCGCCCAAAAGTACAATTGGCGATGGACTTACGCATATCAGCTTGTATACCCTGTTTCGAGATGTACCAAGTTGATACCAACGCATTCGCCATTGATAGAAACCAAGTTGACTGAACTCAAGTACGTCTGCCGGAAAGAAACTGATGCCACCATCATCTGACCAGTAAAGCTCAATATGTGGCTTGAAAATCTGATTATAGGTCAGTTCATTGATCTGTGGTGTATTGCCATCCTCGGTTATGAGGAAATCTGTCCCATTTTCAGCCACAACATAGATCGGATTACCGGCATTATCCACGCCTTCATCGATTATAAATTGAGCATTCCTGAAAGGTGAGTCCGAAAATAAATTATAATTTTCGCCCCATACGAAATCGATTTCTACCCATTCCGTCAGGAACTCGGAGTAATCATCCAGCGCAATGATTGGCGTAACGCGTTCGTATCGGAAAGGTTCACGGATATAAGCATCAGCCGCTTGTGGATCAGTTTCCGTGGTATTGGTTATTTCATTATCATAAAACTGACCTGACATTTCATAAACTGTGTTATCACCACGCACCGTAACCAAGTGAATATTATTCGGACTGAAAAAAATATGTTTCTGGATTCTGCAACGCTCGCCATTCTTTTCAATACACCTATGCCATGTTCCAGTATCGAAATTATATTCAATACTATTAGCATCAATTTCGATATCGAGAATACCATTATTATGAAATTGACCAGCGGATAACCGATAAAATATCGTGTTTTCCCATTGATATAAAAAGCCATCTGCCTGTCCATTAAGAAAAGGACTAAGGCTACCAACATTATTTAATCTGAGATTGCGCTGAAATAATAAATCAATGGCCTTCGTGCTGATTGGTTCTGGTGTTTGGCCTTTGCTTGCAAATACCTGCACAAGCCCTTCGGAATTCTGTCCTTCCCATGCAAGCATTCCAAAGCCTACACTAAGTGATTTTGGATCAGCCATGCCAAAATTCCAGCCAGTGGTGGTATTCTTGCGCCATGGAAATGACACTGATGTACCGCCTACCGAAAGAAAAGTTGATGGCAGATTTGACCAAATACCTGTTGTGTAATCCGTGAAAATATAAAGAGTGTTATTCAACACTGCCATCTGTCGGATAATTCCGGATTCCTGCGCAAACACTGCCAAGGATGAAATCGTGAAGCATGTGGCAGCATTAAAAGAATTTCCACCAAGATTTATTTCAGACAGACTGAATTGAGAACTATTATTCTGAGATACCCCAATTCGGTTGCCAAATGCAGCAACGAATTTTGGTTGTGATGGCGCATTGGGATCAGTGACTACAGAGAAAGTCTGACTTTCTTCCTGATAAATATAAATCTTTTGACCATCAACAAATACCGCAAAAGTAATCGTTGGTGTTACGAGATACGTGAAAAAAATATCACTTGAAATCGTTTCAAGTAGTCCTTGGCTAATTTCAACCTGATTGTAAAATTTATCTATGCGATAGATTGAACTACCGGAAACGACATAGCCAAAATTGATTGATTTGAATTCGCCGCGTGGTTCAATCGGAAATATCAACCTGTTACGGCCAAGAAAATTAACATGCCTTCTTCCCATCGTTGGATAATTAGCTTGTTGTTTCTTGCCAAGCTTATTGCTAATCAAATACCAGTTTGCAATATCCGATGGATTGAATTGTTTGAATCGTTGTCGGTCATAATATCCGCATATCGGGAAATCAACTGGCGTTTCAGCGCGGGTATCCATTAAACACCAGCCCGTACACGCCATGATCCATTCAGATAGCTTTCCTGTTCGGTTTCGATATTAAGATTTACACTGCTTACTGCTTCAATGGTTGCTTTCAATTCCCTATATTCAGCTTCAAGCAATGGTGTCCATGCGGATACACGGCCTTTATAAAACGCGAGATATTTTGCACATGCAAATTGAAAGAACATGATTGAATAAGCAGGCAGTAAATTCATGCTGCTATTTTCAGTAAGCGTTGGCAATTCAAACTTGCCATATACATTTACTGTGTAAACCTGCGATGCAGCAGGATAAAAACGCATTCGCGTAATTTCATTTTCATTCGTGATGATAATGAATCGTGGAAGACCTAACTGCGGATCAAATTTGTAACTATTGAAAAATACATTACGGTTTTCCATGATCAATGGATAGGTAACATTCTCCAGTTCAAGCCAGGCATTCTGGCAATTCGATAATCTGCCATTCGTAACATCTGGTATAGGGATTACATCCGCTGCGCCAAAAGTTATTTCCTGTTGGGCAATCGGCAATGTAAAAGTAATATGCTGCGCAATAGGCGTAAGCAATCCGGTAGAACTATAATATTTCAATAGTTGATTAAGGAACTGCACACCCTTGAGAGCATCATTTCCCTGAAGCGATACAGTTGGACTGCTTGCGCTAACCAACTGATAACTGTCGGTCAAGAATTCTTTAACTGACTGAGCTGGCATCCTTTGCCTTCCTGCCTGTGCGTATGTTCACGGGCTGCTTTGGTAATATTTCATCCTTAGTGGCAAACCATTCGCCTGTGCCAATCTCATGCTCATATTCAATCCATGAATTGACAAGCTTTTGACCTGATGCGTTATAAATGAATACTCTGAAATTTTTCTTTTTTACCCATCTGCCATTATATAAAACCTGATCATCATGAGTAGTTTTTTGCTGGTTCATAAGCTTTCCTTAGCCTAATGTAAGCGGGCAGCCAGATATGACTGCCCGTTCACGGGTTACGAAATGACAGCTACTGCAAACTCAGGATTGATCGCAACACCGGCTATCACGTCGAGACGATCAAGCTGGATGTAGTTGCGGATATCAGCACCAAGAGAGTAAGTCATTGCCATCTTGTAAAGATCAGAGTAAGTCGTGATTGCATCCACGCCACCTTTCAATTCCTTGATTGGGGGAGCAGCAAACACAACAGCCTGATTGTGGAACGCAAGACTGACGTTATGGTCAGCAACCAGAAGTACCTGTGCACCATTTGGGATAGCTGCACTGATGTTCTGTCTTGCACCACTGATTACAATGGTTGGATTGACTGGAATATCAGCCGTGCTGCCGCCAGCAGAGATAACATCAGCGGTAACAACAAACTGAGCAGTCGTGGACAAGGCATCGTAGGTTAGCGGATTGACCATGAACACGCCAGAGGCTATATCAATGGTAATCAAGTCGCCTTTTCTGAACACAAGTGTTCCAGGGGCTTGACCTAAACTGCCAACTGAGATGATATTTCCACCAGTGATCGGGCCATTGGTCACTAATCCACCAAGTTTGAAACCAGTTGGAGGAGAGCCACCGGCTTCACCAGCACCTGCTATCTGACGGGTTAAGAAGTTGGTCTTGAAGAAATCAAAACCAGACAAATGACCGATAAAGCCATCCAGCAACGCTCCACGGTTAACAGTCATATTAAATACGTTGAACAAGTCATTGGACAAGCCAGCGCTTACACGAGGACTGTTGGAAAAGTATCGGTTTCCATCTTCTGGAATACCCAATTCAGTCATATAGGCATCCGTCAAAAGAACTGCATTGAAGTCGATAGGAACGCCAGCTGTGCCGGTAAATTGATATACGGAAGGCTGGAAATTCTCGGCTGCAATGAATTTTTCAACGTCGTTTGCCAAGGTCTTGGCACGAGGATTTAACATCATGTCAAGATATGGCTGATCACGGGCGCGGTCAAAGGTTAGTTCCATACCGTTAAACTCAACCATGGTGTGGAATTGAGTGTCGATGGTTAATGGACGAACAACCTGCACACGGGCCTCGGATGTGGCAGTAGCTCCACGGCCGCCGAGATAACGTTCTTCGAGACGATAGTTAATGGTTTGACCAGTTGCGTACTTGAGTCCTTTAAAGTCACCTTCAAGGTTTCTGTTTGCAACTTTTGCATAATTTAAGTAGTTAACGAAACGGACGAATACTTCGTCGAGAATATAATTAGTGGTTTGAAATACGTTAGACATGGCCGAATCCCTCCGACAATGATTAATAAAAGCCCATCATGGGCTATCCATTATTTACATTGTCAGGCGGAGACGTTTACGCGCCATATTGCCAGACGGTGGGACTGGCTAAAACTACCAACCGTTCATTTAATATACTCTTACTAGAATAAAGAAAGCAATATGCCTATTGACGTTTATCTTTATATGATTAATAATCATATTTTATTTGGAGTATTTATGAATAAAGATCAAAAAAGATATTGCGAAAAACACGGTTACACATTGTTTAAATATAGGGAAAACAAAAAAGGATCATGGTTTGTCTGTGAAATATGTCTAAAATTACAATGGGCAAAAGCACAAGCAAAAAGAAGACAAATACCAGAAGTTTATGAATATCAGAAAAATTTTAACAAGGAATTAAATAACATCAGGAAATCATTGTCAGTTTACCTAACAATGATACTATTGGCCGCCAATATAAAGCCCGAGTAGCATAAAGGTGATGCAACCGCCTTGTAAGCGGTAGATTACAGGTTCGATTCCTGTCTTGGGCATAAATGCCCGCATAGTTAAATGGTATAACAAATCACTCGTAATGATTAATTAAAGGTTCGATTCCTTTTGTGGGCATATTATAACATTACAAATCTTTCCTCTAAATCCTGCACTTTCTCAAAACATTGAGCCAAAAGCTGGCAATCATTCATGGCACGATGCGCATTCACATATGGCACACCCATGCCATTACAAATATCTTCAAGCCTGAATCTGGTCAAATGGACTGGCCAAGTGAAGTTGCTTTTGGTACATATCCATTTGCGGCGAGAAAGATTGTCGCCACAATCGCCCATTGTAGCTACGAAAGCGCGGTCAAAAGCGGCATTATGAGCAATGATAGCCTGCGCAGCATCAGCCATGCTAAGCAATATTATATCCATGAAATAATAATAAGAAGATGTTTCATTATCTGCCTTCCGTTCTAACAAATAAGGATAATTTTCTTTTGTTGAATTAGCCGGAATATGATTGATCTTTTCAACCGGATTCTCATCACAAGGGCATAAGGTTGAAAACGATTGCAGGACAGATTTGTATTTCAGGTTAAACAAAATAACAGCCACTTCAATAACCTTATCTCCTCGCGTAGCATGAAGACCTGTTGTTTCTGTATCGAGTATCATAATGTTTTCTATCATCGCATTGCATCCTTGCAATTAATTTAAAAGAATTTTTGCGTATTTTTATTCAATGTATCAGCAGTAATTCCTGCTTCGTATTCATTGTAATCAGCAGATGCCAATAGAAGATTATCCCCACGATGAATGACCTGCAAATACTTTATCAGGCAATCTGACATCCAAGCAGCAGCAATTGCCTCGGGTGATTCAGTTTCATAAAGCAGACAGCAAACATCTGCCAAGAGATTCATAGCTTCTTTTATAATTTCTTTTTCTGTCATTTCAATACCATGTTCATTTTTCACTTTCCATACTCCTTATGCAGTCATCCAAATACCAACGTGCTTTTTTCAGATCTTCAAGACCATTCTTGTACAAAAATCGCCATAGGTATTTAACAGCGTTTCCTATGTTAAATGACATATGCCGAGTGATATCAATACATTCAATAGTACGGCCACATTCACATATGGCACGTGAAGAATTATAATGTGCAGGATGATTTATATTATCTTGGCTCATCTTTACTCTGCCATCTTAAGTAGAAAATATTAACAAGTGCCTGATATCCTATAATGTAAAAAATTGTAAATGTAAAAAATACAAAGAAATCCAAAGCAAAGGACATACCAGTTACATCAATTTCATTCATGGTGATGATAGTGGAGAAAACTGCAAATATAATGACAAATCCTGAAAGGATAACTTCCAGTTTGTTGGATACGTAGTTCATTGACTTGTTACCTTATCCCAGATCATTTCCAGTTTATCCGCTTGGGCAGGAGACAAACCATGGTCAAGTTGCTCGCATATTGAATGCAGGAATTTACGTTCCCAATCGTTCATCTTGGCTTCACGCTTAAAGCAGTCGTCAATCATTGACTCGATATCATCGTCTTCCATCATCTGAATCCTTTAACTTTATTTTAAGCTCCGATTTTCCATAAATCAGGCATTCCATATAAGACTTAAATAATTGTTCTTCTATTGAATCCGTAATAAGCGATCTTATCTCTATTATTCTCTCTTTTACATAGTTATCCAATTTAGGAGCTAGTCCCATATTATTCCTTTTCCTTGGCAAATATGACACTTAACCCAATGACGACCAAGAGCATCAATTTCCACTGAAATCGTTGACATCTTTGATTGAATGTCAACTGAAATGTATTTTCCGTTTCCATCACATATTGGACATTTATGCGGTTTCTTTTCAGGATTCCTGAATTTCGCTTTTTCATCATAAAATAATTGTTCAAGATCATGAAATTTTTCTTCAAGTCTTTTTCGTTGATGTTCATCAAAATCTGCATTCTTTTCCAGATTACGAATACAGCCATGAATAGCAGATAAATCCCCATCAGAATAATAATGGGATTCAAGTTTTTCAATCCTGTTAATCACATCAGGATGTACATATTTTTCCTTGAACATTTCTTTTAACTGATCTAATTTTTCAATCAATAGTAAGGTCTGTTTATTTAATTCTTGATCCATTATCTATATTCCCAATATCTCGGATTTGTATAACGATAAGCTGGGGCTGCGCCATTGGTCAAGTCAGTGCCAGAATACCATGCAGGATTTCCGCCGCCTTGTCCTCATAGACTGGATGCCCAGATTGTGCATCTTGAGCATCCGACATTTCTGCATTTTCTTGCTTGCTAGCCATGGTCAGCCCCGTGAACCTTTTAGCATACGATTGGCTTTCGCATCAATCTTTTCCTTGGCTGATTCGGAAAGTTTTCCTTTCTTCTCCATCTGCGACGCACGAGCCTTTGCATTGGCAGCATGAGCGCGATCAGGCATTGGATATTTTCTTTCCTTTGGTTCGGCAAAATCAGATTTAGGCAATTTCTTCCGTTCTTTCGTAGTTAGTTTACCCATGATTATTTCTTCCCCTTCATATGACCCATTTTCTTATGTTCTGATTTTTTTTCATGCTTTTCTTTTCCTTCGTGCTTTGCTTTTTCCATGTGATGCTTGGCTTTTTCATGATGATGCTGAGCTTTTTCCATATGATGTTCTGCTTTCTCGTGATGCTTTCCTTTCATGTTATTCTCCTTGATTGATTAACGATATTCCCTATAACCACGATGAGGACTTTCTTCATTCATTTTTCCTGGCCCTTTTGAAAGCAAAATTTCTTCTCCGTTTTTACGGATTATTTTTGCAGAAGCCCCAGGAGTTCTTTTAACTAATTCACCTAAATTTCCGTTGCTTTCTTTTAGAGCATTCATTTTTTCTGCAAAAAGCTTTTTATTTAAAATTTCAGTTTCTTTTTGACTAGACATTTTAACGTCTCCTATCGATATTCAGTAAACCGTGGCTCTGGTTTTCGTGCCTGATATCCACGTTCGCGTTCTTCAAACGTGGAATCGTATTTTTCACGATCCGGCAATCTTTCAAGATTCCGTTTCGTGATCTTGGTAATCTGGGAATTGTTCGTTAGCACCCTATTCTGTTTGACCATCAGCGATGCTCCGTATGTCGTGGATCATTGCTTTCATGCTGCACCATAGAGGGTTCAGGTTCAGCACGAGGCGCAACTGTAGCGGGACGTGCTGCCATCAGTGAGGATGACACTGCATGTCCGCTACAAAGCTTATTCTTGCAATGCTGCTCATCGTGCATTATTTCATGCCTGATTGATCAAGCCCATCTGAGCCCGGTCGTAAGCGTTCAAAAGCATTCTGATATGGAACATCATCAAGCCGCTGCTCTGAATCTTCTGCCCGTTCTCTACGAATGGGTGACATTTCTGCATAGCAACATTCACGATCATATGGATGTCTGGTATTAGCCATGATTATATCTCCCCAAAAATGCACTTGGTTTTCGGTGCGGGAGCATTTGGAATAAGTTCTTTCTGGCAATCAGCACCGCGTTCTGCTACTTCCCTGATGCGGGCATTCTGCTTATCGCGTTCAAGCTTGGGTTCACCATTATCGCCTGGTATTGGCATGTTAAAATCTCCTATCCTTGGTTATTTCAATCGCCTTGTATGAATAATCTTCTCACGAGCATGTGAAGCTATCAAGGAGTCGATACTGTGCTTCGGCATCTCCGTTGAAGCATCACCACTTATCTTGCGTGAAGGCTTCGGTGCATTGGTCGTCACGCGAGGCTTTTTCATACGCTCTTCAAGTCTTGCCATTTCAGCAATCTGAATATGCGGATCAGCAATTTTTGCAATACGATTAAGTTCATCAGGAGCATTCTTGCAAGCTGCATAAACAAACGCGGCCGGGTCTTGCATGGCCTTCGTTGCCATCATCATGGAAGCAGTGATTGGTTTGCCAGTAACCACGGATTCAAAGTCATTGTACTTGCCCATACCTTGACTAAACTTTTCCTCATAGGCAGCCTGTGTCGCTTGTTGTTGTATACGCCAATCTGCTTCTTGTTTTGCTTGTTCACGCTTATCTACTCGCTGATCAATTTTCGAATCAAGTTGCTGTTCCCATTCTTCACGTTCATCGCTTTGCTGTGGCTGCGATTGCAGTGATGGTTCGGCAGCCTGCTCAGTCTGTTGTTTTCCACGAGCAAGCCTTTCACGAATCATCTTGTTTACTTCGTCTTGCGTATAAACCCGTTCTTTTGCTATGGTGTTGCCGTATTCATCGGTATCACTTTCTTGCAAGGAATCATCTGATGTTTTTGTTTCTTTCTGCTTCTCTTGTGATGTTTCCGTTTGTGGCTTTATTTGCTCCGAATCCTCTTTATCTTTCAGATCGTGAGATATTTCTGGTGTATCTTCTGGCGTTTCTATTTGCGCTGGCTGCATAGGCGGAATAGCTATCTTTCCAAGTTGTTCACGTTCCACGGCAACGAGAAGATCATCGGCACTCTTTATTCTTGCTTCGGTCATACACTGATTTCCTTGTGTTTTTTGTTGGTAAGTAATTTAACCATGTTATTGGCATGTGAAATTTCCATATCAGCATTAAGCCTACGGATTTCACCTTCATAACGAACTTCCTGCTCATGCAGCTTTGCAGCAATCTCTACCTTGGCCGCTTCAAGCTTCTGCATTTCGCCATGGATATCCTGTCCCGTAGATACAGCCTTCAATTGCAATTCCTGCTGTTTAAGCGCGAGTTCCTGCATCTTGAATTGCCCATCCTGCGTGATTTGCATATGCTTCAATTGCAATTCCTGCATTTTCAGCTGGAATTCAGGAGGAATTTCTGGTGGTTTCGGTGGGATTGGCTTGCCAGTCTTGCCAGCTTCGATAATTTCGGGCGGAACTAAAGTTCTAAGCCGATTACGGAATTCAATGTTATTAGCCATAGGCAGGTTATCAACATACAAATCAGCAACCATCCGAAAGAGTGAAGGATCACTTTGCAAGACTGCCTGGATAGACTCCAGATTTTCCTGCTTCTGGCCTTCGAAACTTGGTCCAGGCAAAAGACGAACCTGATAATTGCCAGCGCGCATGTCATTTTCGATGCCTGTACCATATATGTCCTTGGGTTTATTGATTGCCACTTCCTGAATGCCACGGTCTGGCATGTAAAGCATCATCAGGCGTTCATTATCATAAACCAGCGGAATCATTTCATTGATTATCTGGCCTCCGACAGCAATAGCACGATTAAGAGAATCAAAAGGAACAAAGGTATTATAGTTGCCACGCTTCGTACGAGCATCGATAGCTTTTCCAGAAGTTTCATTTCCCTGTTCTCCAATTTGTGTGCCATACATGCCAGTGCAGGATTCAATGTCTGCCATGGCACGCTGATATTGCGTAATGAGTGATGGTGATAACTCCGGTGGCCGAAGTTGTTCAGGCTTGTTTCCATTCGGTGATTCATCATAGACAAGCCCACCTTGTGCCGTTGCTGGGTCTTTCCATATCTGTTGGGTATCAGGTGATTTAACATTGGCCTTGCTCACCATGAACTGGTCATAGCGCGATACACGCATGAGATAAGCCGATTGCGTGGCAAGGTAATTGATATAACGTTGCGCATCACGCGCGTCCTTGATGAATGGTCGGCATAACTGCTTGCCTGATTTATCTATATATGAATTCTGGTCAACGAAAACAACCGGAAGTTGCTCGGATGGAAAATCTGTCTCTTCAAGAACAAAATCACCGGCACATTTCCGGTGCTTGATCTTGTACTTCGGAACATCACGTTCGTTGGCTATTTCCACAATATCGCCATTATCAACGAGCATTTCCTCACCATTGACTTCCCAGCGTGGCATTTCCTTCAATTCGCGTGCCGATACCGTTCTGCCATTGCTTAACTGGTAGATGGTTTCGTTCTTGTATTCACGCATGTAGTCATCAATGACAGTGATTTCCTTGTCATTCGAGAAAATCCAGCCCGTAGCAGAGCCTTCATCATAATTGGCTTCCGAGCCTATCTGCCGTTCAATCTTCTCACCAAACAATGATGCAAACATCTTGCGTGACATTCTGGTGCGTATACCGGAGCGCATTCCATCCGTCTTGCAGGGTGATTGCGCGGAGACGTCCCAATAGCACCAGGTCGGGTCTTTTGTTTCACGGAAAACAATTTTCAGGTCAAATGCATTGTTTCCTCTGCTACTTTCGTAGTCAGTGTCGATCAGATATGCACCAAATCCACCTATCGCGGCTTGCTGGAAAGCCTGTTGATAGACGCGTTTGGCATAGGAATTCAATGAAATGTCCTTAACCAAGGCTTCCCGAACCGCTACCGTTTCCGCTGGCACAAGATCAGACGGCACAACCTGTAAATTCGGCGTGTTCAACCGCTGCTCGCCCAAAAGATGGTTAATCAGTGGTGCAAGCTTGTTCATGCTCAGGGGTATTTTCTTGTAATCGATGAAAAGCTTCGATTCGTCCTCTGTCCATTGGCTACCCATGACAAAAGACATGAATTCATGATACTGATCCTTGTTGAAGCGCCAGTCATCATCCCATTTTTTGATATAATCACGAAGCTCACGGGTAAAAATCAGATCCTTTTTAGCCATTGCATACATCCATGTATGGAGAAAGTCATATACAGTCTAGCATTTAAACATAATACTGCCAAAAGACTGTTTTTGTCGTAATATGTGCATATATCAACCATGGAGCGTTATTAAATGGAAATGTTCACAAAATTAACCCAAGCAATCAGTAGTTTCAAAAAGAATTCAGCAATTTTTGCGGAATATTTTTTTATGATGCTGGGCGTAGGGATAGCGTTACTGTTGACGCTTAAAATATTGACATGGTTATTCTGATTTACGGGCTATTATTGCGCACCTAGGCAGCACTAAAAAGACAGCGTGGCATGTGAATGAATAGCCCAATGATTGAAGGACTGTGCTGCTTACCTGCTATATGGGTCAGTTATTCCCTGAAAAAAGCAGCAATATTTATGGCAATCGCGGCGTGGACAGTGACACGCACAACGTCAGGTTACCAAGTGAGATGCATATATCTTATCTGTGGATAAAAAGCTCCTGAGTAAATATGCTAGCCGGTGCAATTCCGGCCGATTGCCAATTTTGTATCCAAGTAAGCACAATAATGTTTTGTATCAAATTGAATACAATAATTATGGCAATCGTGGCGTTCACGGTGAAACGCGATCTTGGAGTTGCCATACGGAGTGTCCAAGCACCCTATGCAACGGCGAGCAAGTTCGACTCTTGCCGATTGTCAAATATTTGCAGAAGTAACTCAGTTGGCAGAGGCCAGTAAACTTGGCGGTCGCCGGTTCGATTCCGGCCTTCTGCAAAATAATTTTATCCTTTCCTATTACCACATTTTGAAGTAAATTACGCAATCCAAACTTTCAGGATTTTGTAATGACAACCCATAATCTCAAGGTACATGACATAGTACAAATTACCGAAAATGGACAGGAAGGCTGGACAGCCTGTCTGATGGTCGTTAGCGAAGTAAGGTCATCGGGTGTATTGGCTTATACCAAGATACCAGGCCAAGGTGATGCTTATCTGCGTGTGCCATTTGACCAATGCGAACTTGTTGGTCGGGCGTTATTGATTCATTCAGAAGATAAGCAGCAAGATGAATGACAAATGCGAACGATGTGATGGCTATGGCAATTATTACATAATGATCATTGTATTTGGCGATGAGCCAATAATGAACATTAAACACGAAGAATATTATTTTGACTGGCTTGTAAGCCGAGGCAAGAATCAGCATAACAACCGAATCTGGATATGGAATAAATAACATGAATAGAAAAGATTTCCTGCAAAAATATGGCCGACAAAAAACTTATCTTGGCGATGGCTTGTATGCAACATTCGATGGCTATCATTTCATCTTATCCACGTCACGAGAAAATGGTGAACATTGGGTTGGGCTTGAACCATATACATTTGATGCACTATTGGCATATAGAAAAGAAGTTTATCAGGAAGCGGAGAATCTGACAGATGAGTGATAAATTCCCAATATGTCCTTCCTGTGATGCTAAAGATTTTCCACATCCTGCATATACTGATTGCAAGGATAGTGAAATAGGATGGTTAAGATTTTACCTTTCAAAAGCAAAACAGAAAATAGAATTTCTTGAAGAAATTATCAGAATGAAAATGAAGGATTGAAAAATGACTGAGCCCCAAGCCAACATTATAATTGCTATATTATTTTTTCTTCTAGCTAATCAATATCAGGATCGTATCAAGATATGGTCAGGATGGTGGGCTTTAGGATGTCTATATATGTTTATTGCTGCTTTTGAAGGACTAGCGAGAATATTTTCATGAACGAATGGATTAGTATTAAAGATAAGTTGCCTCCTGAATCAACATTTCATTCAATATTCATTGTTGTAATGTTTAGTCATTACAAACATAAAGTATTTGTTGAACCATTGCATTTAATTGGCGGCAAATGGTTTAGCATGATCGATGAGGAACCTTTGGATTGCGAATATGAAGTAACCCACTGGCAATCACTTCCTAAACCACCGGAGTTTTCAGAATGAATAATGTAACAGAATTCCCCGTACCGCCAAGAATTAACTGTTGCAGTTGTCAGAAAGACATGCAGGAAATGCGAATGATTTGCATTCCATGTTCTAATAATAGGACATGGATAAGCGTTAAGGATAGATTGCCTGAATCACGAGGATTTTATAATATTTACATCAAAAGCAACCAATATAACGGCTCATCATCTGCTTTATTTGAAGATGAAAAATGGATTGACATGAGATGTCATTGTTGTGGATTTATGAAATATCTTCCATTTAATGCTATTACCCACTGGCAACCACTACCGGAGTCGCCGAAATGACCGGCGATGAATTCAGAAAATTATATCCTGATGTTGACGACCAATTAACGCCGGAAGAAGAAGTTCTTCTATTACGATTAGCCAAGCCATGGCCATGTATGCACCCTTTGGATAAAGTTATGGATATAGGCTCGCATTGGCATTGTACTGTATGCGGGATATATGCAAATAAAATATTTAAAACGATAGCAATTGGAGCATTAGAATGACCGACAACAAAATACATGATTTACTCATGGAGAAAACCTTTGAACTTGCCACGGCTAATGTCATCATTATTGAAAATGAAGCCAAAAAAGCCTGCGAAAAGTTTAACTGCACATCCGATGATCTTATCGTTGAATATCATGGCACGACCGAAATCACGATAAAGGTAAAGGCTTCTCGTTTCAAGATTGAGAACATATTTCATTGCGATGGTGAAATCGTTATCGATAACATGAAATCAATGGATAAATGAGGATTGTAGAATAAAGGAATGATAAATGAATCTATCTGATCAAGTCTGCTCACTGGAACTCGCAAAAAGATTGCAACGGCTGGGGGTTAAGCAGGAGAGTTTGTTTTGTTGGTTAACAGGGGTTAACACTGAAGAATGTTTTCTATATCCTAATCAACCATGCTTTCCTGATTCAAACTGGAGAGAATCCAATCACTTAACTCCGTCTTATGGATATTCAGCCTTCACTGTCGCTGAGCTTGGCGCAATACTTCCCAAAGAAATTTATAGTGATTATAAAAACTATTCATATGAATTAAATTGCAAATGGGAATTACATTATTCTGATAATAAAATGTGGCATATAACCTATATTAGATATAATGATCAGGATGTCATGGACTTTATTATATATGATTTAAATGAAGCGAATGCCCGCGCCAAGATGCTAATCTATCTCATCGAGAATGGCTTAATCGAAAATAAGAAATCTTATATTCCACCGAATGCCTATGACCTTGTAATGGAGAAACCGGAATGATATTTGAAGAAGCCCTCGCAGCACTTCGTAATGGCGCAAAGATTCGTAGTCCTTTTTTCGAACCTGATGAATATCTCATGGGTTGTTATGTAACGTTAATGTTTACACCTTATGATACGATTGAAGATGCAAAAGCAAGGGGAATGTCCATTTTAAAAATGAAAGGTGACAGGCAGCATCCAGACATGGGCATAGATGACTTTGAAAGATATCCTAAAGATTTATTGACCCCCTGCAAACATGGTTACTATCCACAATTGAACTTACTATTAATAATGCGTGACGATTGGGAGATAATAGAATGAATAAATGCTGTAGAAAAACATTGATAAACTCACTTGAAAAACTGATTTTCAATATGTCGAACTCACGATTCGAAAATGTTGATATCTATATTCAAGCGCTGGAGTATTCATTAAAAATGCTTAAGGATGAAAAGCCATGATGTTTAAAGTTGTTACAGGTGGGATAGCAGGTGGAATGCTTGGTATAGCTTTCGGACTGAAAATAGCCATCGGATTAATGGGTTTTATTCTTTTTTATGTTGCGCTTAGTAATGATTCGTAAATGCCATCATGACTATGAGCATGGCATCTTGCATCTCTGCTCTGGCTATTCCGAAGAAACCAAAGTCGAAATACGCAAATTGCAAAAACAATTCGCCGAACAATGCCAAGATGGATCAATCAAGATTACCTGTCATCTTACTGATGGCACATCCCAAACAAAAACATGGAGAGAATGGATAAATGAATGATGACCATAAAGAACTAATCGATAAATTCAGTCATATGCTTATTAACTTCTGCGAAGAAATTATGATGGATGAATTACCTAACAATGCCATACCAGCAATTAACATAGTAATCAGCGCGTATATGTCTGCCATGATGAACATTATTTTTAGCATGGCTACTTGGACTGAAGACCCTATCCTAATGAACACTGTCGATCTTTTAAATCGTAAATATGCAACTGTTAATGGCGGTGAGCTTATCGTAGCAACTGATCATTGACACCTGATCAAACCCTGATAATATGCGCACTTCCGTGAACGATACACGTTTGGGGTTACGTCTGTAACCCCGTTTTTTTATCCACAAAAACTGTTGATAACCCTGTTGATATCGTGTAAATTGATTGCCCCATGGATTCGGGTATCACCAATATGAAACATATTCTGTCACTCTCATGCGTTTTTGCGCTAATCGCGATCGCTACGCCATGGTGTTTGCCAGTCGTCAGTCTCGTATAGTTCTACGTGAAACTAAGTCCTGACCGCTTAAATCCTTCAATCTCAGGTTGGCCAATGTCAAACAGGATATAGTTTCGGTATTCCATGAAGTGAACCGGAATAGATTCGTCATCATCAAACGGATAGCTTTTATCCGTAACCAGTTGCACCAATCCAGCATGAGCTTTGTCCCCACGTGAAATGACCGTGCCTTGCAAGTCCGGCATGATGATGAATTGCGTATGGCGTGATTCATGGCGGAGTATGTCCATGCGCGTTCCAGTTTGCCAACCCATGCGTTCCATAATCTCATTGCCAATGTAAACCATCATCGTATGTCGACCATGCTTGCGTGGCTTGTAGCGTACGTATAGCTTGCCAACATCAAGTTTGTTTTTGCGTGTTTTCTTTTGCTGCAATGACTTCCATTCAGTGCTGAGCGGTTTATGATCAATCATGAATATATTCCTTATCGTAACACTGATTTACTAATGTATTTATCGCTGCTTGAAGCACAGTCAATGCACTTTCTTTATTTCTTAATGCCGATAGTTCTACACAACAATTATAGGTTTCATCATTAAACTGCATAAATAATGCTACCACTGGATTTTCAAAAGAAGCATTTCGATCAGTAACACTTACTAATGAAAAGTTTATTTCCACTTCTTGCGTTATTGGTTCATGAATCATTATTTTCATTTCACGTTCCTTATGGTTGATTTGAATAACATTTATCCAATAATGTTTTAATCATTGGTTCAAGCGTAGCCCATGCCGATTCTTTATCTTTAAACGATACAAGCGAACATATAGCGTTATAAGTTCGCTCATTAAACTGCATGAACAAAATAACTGCCGGAGATATGCCAAAATCAGATTTCTCCGTGATGCTTATCAATGAGAAGTTTATATCCATTTCCTTGGAAGTTGGCTCACATACCATGACTTTCATTCGCTATTCCTTATCATCAGAAAAACATTCCCGGCCTTAACTTCGGCACAGTCGTTATAGAGTTTTCGCCATCTGTTTCATAATAACCAGAATAAAACGTCATCGCCAATGCATCGGCCGTATCGGGTGATGGCATACCACGAGCCTTTAGATCATCCTTGCTTTCAATCACCAGCCGACCGGACGAATCATACTTGTAACCAAGGTTGCATAGATCGCCATGCAAGACATCATCATCAGGCAATTGCACCGGCATTTCCTGCGTCAGCCAGTCCCGCATGTCTGACCATAGCTCAGCGCGAAGATTGCGGAACTTGTCCTTGTTATTTGCAGACCGTGCCACGTTCACACCAACAACATGGTCATAGCCATGCTCACGTAGTCTGTCAACCACGCCAGCGCCTACGCCAATACAGTCGATATATACGCGGTGTGGATTTTCTTTCTCGATGAGCTTTTTCAGGTAGCCCGCTATTTCCATCGTATTCATGTTGCGATAGGTTTCCAGACCGAAGACCACACGACCCTTGCGACGAATGATTGCTGTTTTATCAGTGTCACCCAGTGCAACATCAACGCCTATAACGATCTTTGACTCCGATTCAAGACGTTGCTTGCGTGCCTTATGAACGTGCTTTGAATTGATAAATACGTTAGCAATTGGATTGAGGAATGCTTCAGTTGCGGAAAATGGAAACTCTTGTTTGAATGACTCAAGACCAATATCGTGGTCATTGCTGAATTCAGCTATCTTTAGTCTTCGCCATGCAAGATGACGATCTGTAAGGCCATCGATTCCGTATATTGATTTAAAAAATGTCTCTTCCTCAGTCGGGCTAAAGCCTTCCGCACTCGCGGTATATTCGGATTGCCAATACCACGGTATAAAAATTGCAATGTATTCGCTTGCCCGGGACTCGGCTGCTTTCCACATGTTGTGATAATAATTGCCAATGCCATTTGCTGTACTCTCTAATAGTATTTCAGTGCCAGGCTCATTACTGATTGCTTGTAATACACCTCTAGCATGTTCCTCGGCGTTAGGCCAAAATGCGACCTCACTCCCATGAAAAAGCTGGATAGTCTGCGAGCGTCCAGCTCCCTTATTTCCTGCCGTTCCCACGGAATATCCGCAATCAATCTTGCGAAACTGCAACTCACGCTGGTTAGACTTATCGGCAATTGGGGCGAGACCTCGGGGAAGTTTGTCATAATACCTCTGCGTCATTTCAAACAAGTTTTTTGTTGCTTCTGCTTCGTGAGTCAGGATATAAGCTTTCGTACCCAAACGGGTAATGACCTGATGAAAGAGTCTGGCCTGAATATAAGTGCTTAATCCTTGTTGTCTGCCTTTGAGTATAAGTGCGCGTACGCGGCCGGTATCTTTTTTCTGCTTCTCGAGCTTCTCGTGTGCATAAATTTGCGCACGATTGAGCTTGAGAGGAGCAACTGATCCTGACTTTGTACGTATAACGAGACAGTCCGGTGCGAACTTCGTGAAATCCCTGACTATCTCTATTAATCCGGCGTCATCCATGACGTGGAGCTATCCTTATATTTTGTCGCGATTCTTGCTGATAAAATCTTCGCCATCATTGGCATTAGCATTCTTGTTCGTATCCCCATAAATTTTTGGCGCAAGTTTTGCAGCAAGCCACTTGATCAAATCAACTTCCATTTTGCGGGCATTAAGAATGCCATGATCGCTAGATGGATTTCCTTCACGATCACTTAGATAAATATCTCTTTGACGCGTAATGTTAAACGCGTGCATCACTAAAACTTCTATCTGCGCTTGCTTGGCTCGCGCGAACCTCTCTCCGAAAGAAGGGTCAAGTATACGTCGTTCATAAATTAGGTTTGCGCGTGGCCAATGAGGATTTTCTTTGCATAATTCTTCAAGCATATAAGGAGAGGTACTAATACCAAGACAAATTTCATCTTCCAATGCTGGTGTTAGTTTTACTTGTGGCTTTCGTTCCGATTTAGCCATTGCTTGCTCAATCCTTGAGTACGATATCAATAGTTATACAACATCTGAATATTATTGCATAGTCATCAAAAATACCTCTTAAAGCGGTTGACATTACCTCGCATTGTGGTAGACTAGTTTTACTTTAACGAATTGATAAGGAAACAAATGATGTATTACCGTTGTCCAAAATGCCGTAACATTCACGAAAAAGGAAAATGCAAATGACCAAATTATCAGCCGGTGAATTAATGGTATTACGCCATCATCTTTCATTATTTCCCGAGGATAAATCGATGGAAGAAATATGTCAGTTAATAATGGAATCAGACGATGACGTAGGAATATGGGGAGAATTTGATGATTGGAATCTGAAAAATTTTATTGAACATCTCCGTGATTTAGCTTCTGATATTGATATTGCTATAAGGAAAATGTAAATGATTAAAATGCTCGAACAAGACATAAAAAAATATCACGATCTTTTGGAAACCAGAAACATAATATTTCCTTTACTTACTGAGGAGGATGAAGTAGATAAAAATTTAAAATTATATAATTCAATTTATGAAATAATTTGTTCATTAAGTAAGCTTGAAAAATTTCTTAAAGAGAAAATAAAAAAATGACTATAGAAAACGAAATTGAATATTGCCATTGCTTCAACGCATACTGTGAAGTCTGCATCGAAGAATATGAGCAACAAACGGAAGCCAATATCGAAGAAGAAAAATTGCCATTTTAAGGGAAAATTAACAAATGAGTATTTATACTGAAATCTTACTGGATATATTTATTGGCGCTCCAACTTTTGCATTAATAGCAATTACAATTTCAATTATAATTGCTACATGGAAAATGTAAAAACAACTTAAAGCTTTACTTTAACTTTGCATCCTGAGAATGGGAAGAACCAAAATAAAAGTCGATCATGGTTTGCCATTTGCTCGCAAGCATTCCGACAAGCATCGAGAGGAGTTGCTTCCCTTCCTCTGTAATTTGCCAAGGCACGAACATCAGCAACAGGACGGTAAAGAATCCCGCTGTGACCAAAAACGTCATGGTAATCAAAAATGACCGGTTGCTGGGCGCATACTTTCTCGCGTCCTGTCTATCCGTTGCTTCCGTGGAGAAATTCTGCCGGTCAATGTCTGCCAGAAAATCGGCATGTTGTAGTTCCAGCTGTCTGAGCTTGACCGCTGCATCAGGGTCATTTGCTATTGCGCTGGCAAGATCATCTGGGTTAGAAATACCGAAAAGGTTAGCCAGAAGGCTAGCAACGACGCCCCCAGCAGTGCCAAACAGTGCCTTAGCCAGAAGAGGCGCAGCCACGCCGACAACCTTTTCCAGTTTAGATTTTGTAGCATCGCTCAAGCCATCCATGTAAAAACCTCCTGTCCTTGGGTCGTATTTCGGCCAGCATCCTGCAATAGCCCGCATGTTCCGCAATTAGTGCAATTCGAAGCCAATCTGAAAATTGATCAGTTTCTGCCAAATGATTTACAACCTGCAAAGTTTGTTTACCCAAGATGCCATCATCATCCAGATAATCTATACAACCCCAAACTGCCCAGGTTGCCCGTTGCAATATTTTTATTGCCTGGGCCAAACCATGCAACACTGACATTGAAAAAACATACGCAGCCACTTCCTGAGCAAATATTTTCTCAAAAGGCGCAGTCGTCCAGAATTCCCATTCGTAAATCAACGCAATCTGTGAATCGGTCAATTCCTTTACATCCGCTGCTTGTGGTGCGCCAAAAATCCCGTATCGCTTCAAACGTTCCTCTGGCAAGCTTCGCAGGAATCGCAATGAGATACCGGCCTTTGTTGCGCCTCCGCTATCCGCTGGGTCGTCCACGAACTCTGAGCCTTCCGCTTCAAGGACAAATTCCAATGCCGGTTTAAATTCTGCCATTCAGGTACTCCAATATACTTTGTTGTGCCAATTCAAGATTATCAAACCAGCCGGTTTTGTACCCGTTCTTTTGCATCTCGTCTAGGAACTCGACCTGATTCTCCCGGGGGATTTCCCCAGGACGCTTTAGTTCAATCCAGTATCCACCATAGCCATTCCGAAGATAAGGCAGGAACAAATCACTTGCGCCCGGCCACAAACCCATGAGCTTTGCCCGATGATGTCCGTTTATTGATCGTTTTCCTTCGTTTCCGATACATATCGGACGTTTTCCAATTCCCCATAGCCAAGCGACGAGTTTCATTTGTAAACCGGCCTCAATATTGCGCCTATGCTTCGATATTTGACCGTGGCTAGACTTTCTCGTGATTTTGGTATGTACGTTGCGGGTAGGTTCTTTCGTGCCGTATAAGTCACTGACGGCGCTTAAATAGCGTTTGTTCATTTGTTAGGCATCCTTGCCTTAATTTTAACCTAGTCAGTGTATCATTCTCAGTAAGCGTTGATTATTTGCTTGAGCTGATCATAACGTTTTTGACCTTTTTCATCGTCATCCCCAAAACATTCACTCCATTCGCCATCATCAGAAACAATGATGATTTCATAACCATGTTCATAGCAGCCGAAATTTATAACTTTTATCCGGTCAATTGGAACAAGTGCGCTATTCTCGTGTATTGTTATTGTTTCAATGAATTTCATGATTGTATTTTCCTATTAATTTTCTAATGCTTCGTCCATATCTTGTTTGCTCATTCTGCATAACCAATGAATCTGCCCAATCTGATCCTTGTCTGGCATATATTTAGCTGCCATTGGTTTTAATCGTGACATTATTCGCGCTATTTGCATATAAACCTCTGGCCAAGGTTTATCGGCAAAATAAAATTCCTTGATTCGTTTAGCTAAAGCTTCCCCTGCTGTTATTTCGGGATATCTTGCTTCCATGCTTTTTCTCCCATTCCTGTCTACGTTCCCATTCGGGATGTCCTGGACCAAATTCCTTTATCGCATTGCGCGGCTCATTTGCTCTCGTTCCTTCGTTTGGCGCTATTTTCCGGATTTTATAACTATGGCTATTTTTTAACCAACGTGAAAATTCATATTGCGATACATTCCCCTTATACCGATTCCGAAAGCTCTCAAGTTCTTCCTGCACCTCCAATTTCAATTCGGTGCATAAGATCAAATTTTGATCATCAGGCAAAAAGACAGAGAGAGCGCTCTCTCTCTCTTCTGTATTCTCTCTCTTTCTCTCTCTAGTGGTGATACCGGTATCACCGGTTTGTGTCACCCGTATCACCGGTGCGGTGATACCGGTATCACCGGTGATACGCGTATCACCGGTTGATCTAAACTCATCCAAAGGTAATGTTATTGAATAAAAACTTTTCTTTCCATTGAGTCGCTGCAAGGAAACCAGATTCTTTTTTTCCAATAGGGATAAGGTGCGAATAATATTTCTTTTGGCGCGTTTCATTTTCTTTGCCACAGTAGTCAAAGAAGGACATATTCCTTTTTTTCCATTGTATCTAGCGAGGGAAATGAGCAACTTTTCTTCATTTAGGGAAAGTTTGTAAGAAGTAGAGATATCATCAAAAATAAAATTAAGAACTTGATAAACTAGCGAGAGAGGTTTTTTATTGGTCACTATGTATTATCCTTAATCAAATTATGACGCCAAAACTATTGCATTTCCTATGCAATGACTTATCATAACGAAGTCTACGATATGTAAGCCGAATGCGAAGGATTCACATTCATGCGATGAGGGAAAGTTAATAGCTTTCCTCATCAGGCATTTCACGCTACTCTAAATTTTTTACAAAGTCATCGATTAATGAATCTTCATTCCCATATTGATAATCGCAGCAAATACCGAAAGCAGAGATGTAACGCCAATCCCGATCAACCAGCGTGTGCTTGAATCAAGTCTTTGATTAACCAACTGAATCCGATGCTCCATCTTGTCCAGCTTATGGTTAATCTTTTCTTCCATTTCATCAAATCTTTTATCCATCTTTTCCAGCATATATTGTATATGCTCCATCACTGTTTCTACTCGCGTAATCCTTGCTTCTTCATTATGCGCCTGCACCTGGCATCTCCTATAACAGTGAAATTGGAATGTTATTCTTTTGAACAATATCACTGAGATGCACCAGTATTGCAAATGATGGTTTTCGTATGCCTATCTCGTAATTTGAAATCGTGCGCTGATTCACTCCGAGGATTTTTCCCATTTCAATTTGTGAAATATTGAAATGCTCTCTTATTGCCTTGATCTTTTCTTGGAATTCCATGGTTGCTGTCCTTTTATTTGAATGCCTGAAATATATACTACCTCTCTATGAAGTGACAACATAAAAAAATACCCCTCAAAGGGGTTGTTTTTCACTTCTTTATGAGGTAATCTGTCTGCGTCAACTAACTATCACGGAGAAAAAAATAATGACGCAACATGAAGAAACACTTTTTTGGTCTTATTATGGCTATACGCAAAAAAGAGTAATATATTGTTATGAATGCAACGAACTGCATGAATCACGCAACGATAAGGAAATCGTATCATGACAAACAATATCAATTCCTATATTGACCACAACATCATTGATGAGCACGCCTTTAAAAGTTTTCGCATAGGCTATTCACTCGATGTATCTGAAATGCCTTCGCATGATCTGGAAAACTTTCTGGACTTTCTTTTGCAGCACGATCCTGTGACGAAAGAAATCGTACTGGAAAGAATGCAGGTACTTGTTGATAGCAGATTGCCTATCAAGGAATGCGAAGCAAGATACAGCGCGGGATATGTTCCATCAATAGATCATATAAATGGCGAAACAATGTGGACAGCAAAAAGAGGATATTGTCATGAGTAATACATCAATTATTATGGGTGAAAGCGGTACAGGTAAATCAACATCAATAAAAAATCTTGATCCAAAGGAAACTTTTATTATTAACGTCCTTAATAAACCGCTGCCGTTCCGTGGCTACAAAGGTATGTACACAAGAGTATCCCCGGATGCAATGACAGGTAATTATTATGCTTCAACAAACTATGATCACATTACCCTTGTGTTGAAAAAAGTTAATGAAAAAAGACCTGATATTAGAACGATCATTATTGATGACTTCCAATATCTGATGGCTGATGAATTCATGAGCCGTTGCATGGAGCGTGGTTATGATAAATTTGCTGAAATGGGAAATCATGCTTTTCAATTATTAAAAATGCTTCCTACATTACGTGAAGACCTTGATATTTTTATCCTTACTCACTCCGAGCCAAATGAACTTGGAAAAATGAAAATAAAAACTATTGGAAAAATGATTGACAATAATGTTGTTATCGAAGGTATGTATTCTACGGTATTACAAACTGAAATTAGCGATGGAAAATATACTTTCGTTACTCAGGGCGATGCCAGACATATTGCAAAATCACCCATGGGACTATTCGAAACCAGAAACATTCCAAACGATCTTGCTTTCGTAAAAGAAAAAATGAATAGTTATTTTAATGGGGATATAGCGGTATGAGCATACAAAGAAAACCTTCACTTTGGGATATGAAAAACGAATATCAGGTATTGATGAGCCAGCTTTATGATCCAGAAACTGGAGAAGTAAATCAGGAAGTGGATGCGCAGATTTCTGCGCTTTCCACCACCACGGAAAACAAATGTATTGCAGTTGCATCATGGATAAAGAATCTTCAATCAGAAAAGAAACAGATTGATTACATGAAACAGGAAATACTTGACAGGGAAGCAGCATATGAAAAGGCCATTGATAAAAATATGGAATATCTTAAACGCAATATGGATGATTTTGGCATTAGTGAAATTAAATGCCCGTACTTCACCTTGCGAATAAAAAAGAATCCATATAGCACGAAAGTAATTAATGAAGCTCAATTGCCCGAACGATTCATGAAAACCCGTGAGATAGTGAAGCTTGAAACGAAACCAGACTTGGTTGCAATCAAGGAAGAATTTCTGAAAACAGGCGTGCAAGTACCAGGCACATCTGTGCAACAGAAAACAAAGCTCGAAATCATAACTGATAAAATATAAGGAAATACAACCATGGCATTACCATATCGAAAATGGACAGAAGAAGATATTAAAAACAGGAATGTTTCTGCCGAAGGAGAATATCCTTTTACCATTATTGAAGTTGTTGTTGGAAAAACAAAAGGCAAGCTGAATGAACAAGGTCAATTGGTTAATGTTCATCCGATGCTGACATTGACGGAAGAATACCATGATCAAAATGGCGTAATTAAGAAACAGAAAGACTGGATAGTCATGGACGGTAATATGGATTGGAAACTTCGCCATCTTGCTGACACTCTTGGTTTGCTTGAGTTATATGAAAACAATACTTTGGATACTCATCATCTCATGAAAAAAAATGGCGTCTTTAAACTTGGTGTAAAGGATAGCGAGTATCAGGGAGAGCCCTGCAAGCAAAATTTCGTCAAGGATTATGTCAAGAAGACTTCCATGGCAAGCGGAAATGATTCATCATTCCTGAACGATGACATTCCTCACATGTAATGCTCATCCCATGCCCAAATCCGGCTGAGGGTATCCCAGCAAATGCCGGTGACAGGGAGGAAAGACTTCCTTTTTTTTCCATGCTAAACTAATTTGCATATACTATTTACACGGACGTAAATACCATGCCTATTACCGCCATTGCCCGCGATTGGGGTGTAAACCCTTCAATTGTTCGTATATTAACCACTGATTCCCTTTCTACCATTCAAGTTACTGGCTATCTCAAAACTCAGCAACCTGTTATTGATGCCTTGAACGGCGGTACATTTCAATGGAATGATACGGACTATATTTTCATCAAGGCAAGCGATGGCTGGGGTCAATTTACCATTTCAACAGGATTTAATTCCCTGAATTTATTTGCCTTGGCTGGTGGTGGAGGCGGTGGCGTAACACCAACGCAGGTTCAGGAAATAGCCTTTAATTATTCAGTCGATACAGGCGTCGATGGAATAGCTTATATTGCTACCCTTTCACCAGCTCCCGCTTCTCTTACTGATGGACTTCTGGTTTATCTTTTGCCAAATAATGATAATACTGTAAATGATATAAGTTTAACTGTTACAGGGTTTGCTCCTAAAAATGTAGCTTTGGATGCAACTGACAATGCGGAAGTGGCAGAAAATGATATTATTGCCAATACAGTTGCTATATTTCAATATAATTTGGCGGCTGACAGATTCTTGTTACTCAATCCACAAACAGCCATGGCTGTAGCATTCTCAGTGCAAGGTGGTGTCTATGATTCAGTAGCCGATACAGGCGCAGCTGGTGTATATGTTGCCGATTCAAATTATTATCCTGGCAGCACATTCTTTGGATTCGGTACAAGAGTTTACCTCGCAGTAGCTAATACCAACATTGGTTCATCAACATTTCAGTTTGCTGGACTTTCTGCATTGCCAATTCAGTTGGCAAATGGTTCTGGTTTAACAGGTAATGAAATGCAAAGCGGTTCATATTCGCTTTTGGTTCTAAATCCTGCTCAAAATGCTTGGCAATTAATGAATCCTTTTTCAAGCGGTATTATTGGAGTAACTCCTACACAAGTTCAGCAGTTGGCTTTTAATCTGTCCTCAGATACCGGAGCAGATGGCACAGCCTATATTGCGACACTTAATCCTTCTCCTGGCTTTTTCACCATTCCCAATGGTTTGTTGGTATATCTTGTTCCAGCCCATACAAATACTATTACTAATCCTACCTTAAGTGTAAATGGCGGATTTGGCGCGATAACTTCTTCGATTGCTCTAGATGCAAATGGAACTCCAATTAGCATTGGAAATATTCAGCTAAATGATAATGCCGTTTTTCAATATAATGCTAATAGCGATACTTTTGTTTTATTAAATCCAATTGGATCTTCTAGTGCAACTCCAGCACAAGTTCAACAATCGGCATTTAATTATGCCATTGCAGGTGGAACGGCTAATGCCTTAACGCTTACTTTGTCACCTGCAATTACAAGTTACCAAGAACCGCTTGTAATCATTTTTCAGGCAGTCAATAACAATACTGGCGCTGCGCATATCAGTGTGAATGGCCTTGGAAATATTAATTTAGTTACTTATAACATTGATACGCATGTTCCACTTTTTGCCAATGCGCTTGAGGCAAATAATGTCTATCAGGCTATGTTTGATAGCAATAACGGTGTATTTGTTGTATTGAATCCCTCCAACTCAGTTGTTCAGGAATTCATCTCACTTCAAACTCTTATATATGGCACTGATTCAGGTGTTGCAAATGCTTATGCCATTACAGTCCCTACTATTTTTGCACCAGGTGGAAATTATGTAGATGGTACAAAATTCTCATTTACCGCTGAAAATGCAAATACTGCTTCATCAACCTTTTCAGTCAATGGCAATTCAGTTGTTCCTATTCTCCATAATGATGGAACTGGATTAACAGGTGGTGAAATCCTTTTGCATTCAGTTTATGAAGTAACATTTAGCATTGCTCTTGATGGATTTGTATTACTTAATCCTTCTGGCGGTGCAGGTGGAGGAATCACTCCAGCGAACATACAACAGCAGGCTTTCACTTATGTTCTAGCAACCGGAGCAGGAAATGCGATAACGGCAACTTTTTCACCCGCTGTTACGTCACTTACTACAGGTTCAAAATTTGATATTCTGATTGCCAGTAGTAATACGAATAATACGACACTTGATGTTGGCACAGGAACAATAACAGTTGTGCTTGCGGATGGAATTTCGAGTGCTTGTATTGGTGGAGAACTTATTGCAGGTCAAATTGCGTCTTTCGAATATGATGGAACTAATTTCCAGTTACTCAATCCCTCGAATGTTGTTTACACTAATGGCGGACGGTCAGTATATAGTCAAGGAGCAGCCCGAACAGGAAATGACGCCATTGCAGTTGGCCTTAATGCAAGTGTAAATAATAGTGGTGCTTCATTCGGACAAAATTCACAGGCAGGACAGAATTCGCTTGCAGTAGGTAATTCTGCTAACGCAAATTTTACAAGTGCAGTAGCAATTGGTAGTAATGCAACTACAGGTTCGAATGGTGCTGTAGCAATCGGTCGAGGAAGCGTATTTGCTGGCGGAATTGGCAGTTATGCACTTGGAGATGGCGCGTCGATTTCTGGTGCGCATTCATATGGGCTTGGATTTAATGCTGCGTCAACTCATGATGGCTCGTTTATATTTGGAGATTCGAATGGAACGCCTCATGGTGATACCGCATCAGATCAATTTGTTCAAACCTTTGCTGGCGGTTATTATTACTACATTGGCGCAACATTAGCTGTTTCAATTGATACAACAAGCAATTTAATTAATAAAGCTGGTACGGCTGATCAGTCTTATTCCCTTCAAGTACCTTCTACTGGATTTTCAATTACTATTGGTGCGGGAGTTAAAACACTTACATTGAATCCATCAGGTACATTGCTTACGGGTACTATTGTTATGCCTGCATCACCAATCGATGGACAGGAAATAAGAGTTTCAAGTTCACAAACTGTTACCACCTTGACTGTTTCACCCAATTCTGGACAGACAATTTCGAATGCTCCGACAACAATTGTCGCTGGATCTGGTTTTTCTTATTTTTATAATCTTTCTGGCACAAACTGGTTCAGGCTTTATTAGGATGAAAAATTAACGTATCATTATTATTAGTTAATAAATTTTCTCATGGAGTGAGATGATTATGAGCATTACCTCAATTGAACGTGATACCCTTGCAAGCGCACCACCAAGCATTGTCAGGATTGTTTCAACCGATACTTTAAGCACTATCGGCACAACCGGCTATGTCCTGGCGCAAGCTGCCAATATTGCTGCATTAAATGCAGGTGCATTTGACTGGCTAGTGACAGATTTTGTTCTGGTTGACGCATCTGATGGCTGGGCTTTCTTCAATATCTCAACAGACTTTCAGTCATTGATCCTAAATGCCTTCCTGTCCATTCCAAATGGTTCAGTTACCTTGGCAAAACTTGCCACTGGCATTCATCCAAGCTCAATTATCAAATTTGATGGCCAGCATACAACCGTAGGTGGATCACCAGCAGAAGCCATTACCGTAACAGGTGCATTGTCCACTGATCGTGCATTTGTGCAGATGG